GGAAGCCGATCTAAAGACGACAGAGGCGGAGCAAGCTAGGTTCGATTTGGACAAGGGTCAGCAATTGGCTCGCTTTGAGATAGATCAAGCAGACGCGGATGTAGACAAGACAGAGGCCGAAACAATAGAGAAAATGGCATCTGCATCCCTAAAGGAGAAGACGGACCCAAACGCTAAGGCAAAGGCAACCCCTCCGAAAAAGTAATTTACCAACCCGCTGGCGAGTGAGAACGCAAAAGCACAAAAGCTCAAAAATGATAGAAGAAGAAGACGTACAAGAGGATTCGTCACCCCAAGTAAGCGAAACCATAACTGATGAAGTTCCAGAAACTGAGGTAGCTCCTGAGCCAACGGAAGAAGTCAAGGATGAAATTGAGAAAGTACCGGAGGAAAAACCTGACCACCGAGTGCCGTACTCAAGGATACAGAAAGTAACCAGTCAAAAGAGGGAATTAGAGGAAGAGTTTGCCAAATATAAGCAAGCCCACCCCGAAGCCCCCCAACCACAAACTGCCGAACTAAGACGCCCAACCCAAGAAGAATACGGATATGACGAAGCCAAATACAATCAGGCTTTGGACAAATACGACTCCGATAGGGAAAAAGCACTTCTTAGTAACTTCGACAGATTGTATGACGAAAGGACACAAAAAGCCCAACGGGAAACCCAACTAAACGACCACAACCAAGCCTTTAGCGCTCTACACGACTCCAATCCGGCACTTGCTGCTGCGGTTAAGGAAGTAGTAGAGAATGAAGATGGGCGGGTTGTTTACACGGATACTACCAGAAGCGTAATTGCGTCGGTTCCCAATAGTGCAGAACTAGAAGCCTACCTCACCATTAACCGTCACGAAGTGTTGCCACAACTAGAAGGCATGACACCAATGGCGCAAATGATGGAATTGGGCCGAATCTCTGCTGAAATATCCACCTCGCAAACTAAACCCAAGGTACAAAATAAACCCATAAGTCGAGCCCCAGAGCCCATAGAGGCATCCGGTGGAGGATCAACCTTCATTGATGAAGATGCCGCGAGAAAGGCGAAGGATAAGACTTACAGAATATATTAACTATGGCTAATCAACTAGCAAAAAACATTACTCAAACGGTTGGACGTAATTTCATCGACCCGTTTAAGCAAGACATGGTGGTACTAAACACCATTGATAAGTCTATCATCCCCACGGGGAAGATTGGACCCCATTCGGGCAATACCTATCAGGTAAAGCGGCCACACCAATACAAGACTGCTCGTACATCGGGCGGCGATTTGACCTCCGTTGCGAAGTCAAGTCTTAACGCGGCTACTGCCACTGCAACTGTACAGGACTACTTCTCGGAGTGGGTTGAGTACAGCCAGTTGGAAGAAGCGATTAACCTCGGCGACCTAGACAAGATCCTCAAGCCAATCACTACTAAGATTGCTAATGATGTTGAGTTGGATGTCAATGGTTTGATTATGAAGAACGGAGCCCATCAGTTGGGTACTTCTACTCAGCCTGTTGATGCTTGGGGCGATGTCGCACAGGTTAGCACGTTCGCGTCTGATTTGGGATTCAATTCTGGTGAGCTATACGCCCAGATTACTCCTAAGTCTCGTCAGCTTCTTGCCGATGCGCAAACTGGTTTGAACAACGAGGGCTTGGTTGCCTCTGCTTGGAGTAAGGCACAAATCAACAAGGATTTCGGTGGCGTAATGGCTCTGACTTCCAATTCTCTTAACACTTTCACTAGTGGTACGGATGTTGGCGGAACTCTCCTTGTAGATGGCGCTCCAACTGTTACTTACGCGGCAAACAAAGACACTTATCAGCTCACTGTCACTATTGATGGTTTCACTGGTTCTAGTGCGGTTGTCCCTGCGGGTACAGTGTTCCAGTTCGATAACATCAAACTCCTCAATCAGCAGTCTAAGCAATTGGCCGCTGGTTCTAATGGAGCTGGCTATGCTCTCACTGGTGTATCTACTGCTGATGTAACTCTTGAGGCGGTAACTCAGGGAACATTCGTTCTCTCTGTGTTGGCGGTTAGTGAATCCGGCGATGGAATCAACTACAACTCGATGGATGCAGTTATTCCTGATGGTTCTCCCGTCACTGTCCTTAGTGGTGCGGCTTCTGCTGTTAGTGTCCCCAACCTCTTCTACACGAAGAAATCATTCGGTGTTCTATCCGTAGAACTACCTAAGCTTCACAGCATTGATTCTACCATCATCAACTTCGATGGTATGTCTTTCCGCTGCCACAAGTTCTCTGATGGTACTACTAACCAACAGTTGGTACGTTTCGATTACCTTCCTGCTTATGCGGTTTATAACCCAATGAGTGCAGGTCGTTTCTTCGGAAATGCGTAAACCTTAACTAGCGGGGGCTCGGCTGACTACCTGTCGGGCTCTCGCTTTCTTTTAACGAAGACGAATAATGCCACAAACACTCAAACATACAATTGATAGAGCGGCTGCTAAGGCCAAGATCAAAGAGGCGGGAATTGACCTCACGGATCAAGACTACACGGACTTTACTTCCGAGTTGAATGCCCTCATGTTTGAGCTGGGTGCCAGTGGCGTAAGGCTTGGTTGGGTGGAAACAACCGACCTAACAGCGAACATCTCAACCCCAATGTGGGCGGATTTGTACGTACAAAACTACCTCGCTTTGCACATGATTGCAGAGTACGGAATCCCAACGCCCCCCGAATTACTAGCGGCGTTCGACAGAAGCGAAAGAGTCATAGAGAACAACCTAGTTGGCACTCCGAAGGCTCGTTATCCCAACATCCTCCCACAAGGCGGCTTCCACAGACATGACGGTTGCCACAATCACTTTTTTGCAGACGAAACCGATGACTCCCTAATGGATAACCTCGGTAGCCCACTAGGAACAGACACAGGAGAAATAATTTATGAGTAATTACAGCAACGGCGGAACAAAAGAGTCCAATTTAGATACAGTGGCTCAAATGGCAGACTCGGATGTGGTTCGGGTCTTGATTGGTGGAGTTCCCGCCAAGATAAGTCTAACTAACCTAGCCACGGAGCTAGACACCATCCTTGCGGCAAGCGCCAGTACAAGTGTGGTTCGCTCAGTGACTGCCAACGCGGCTCTTACCTCGGCGGATAACACACTTTTGGTTGATTCCACATCTGGGAATTTGGCAGTGACGATGCCTCAACCATCCACAGTATTTGATAGTTCGACAAATGTAAGCTCTAGGTTTACGATTTCACAAAAGGTTCACAACTCAAACACGGTTACGATTAGCCCATTCGCCTCAGAGTCCATGTATGATGGTGCGGCGCAAAGCTCCATTGTTCTAAGCAGTGGTGCTGCTGTTAGCCTTGAAACCGATGGAACCGATTGGATCGTAGTTAGCGCGTAAACGACACATGCCCAAGATTTCCCAGTCAGTTGATACGGGACTGTATCTATCCCCATCAAGCTCACTCGCTCACAGAGAGTGTCTTAACCTCATGCCCACTAATCCAATGGTGGATGGTGGTGTGGCTCAAGGTGGCTTGACATCAATGCCCGGGAGTTCTTTGTTCGCATCACTAGAGGGCAGGCCAGTTGGCGCGCATGTGTTCAACGACTTGCTCTATGTAGTCCGTCAGAGGTCCGAACCAACCACAGTCATAATTAGTGGTTCTCCCGTCACCGTATATGTTAATGTTACTTACTTGTTCTCTGTATCTTCTAGCGGTGTAGCCACGGAGGTTGGCACATTTGGAGACTCATATACGCGTTCCGCAATCATAACGGACAATGGGAATGTGATGTGTATTGTGTTCCCTGATGCAGAATCTTACTTTTACGACACAACAAACGGGTTGGTACAAATAACCGATACCGTATTCCAAGGGTATGAAGCCGAAGACGGGGGCGTTCGGAGTGTTTGTTTTATTGATGGATATTTTGTTTTCAATACATACGAAGCCATTTTCAACAGCTCCTTAGTTACGACAAATGACGGCAAGAACTTTGACGCTTTGGATTTCGTTCAACCATTCTTGAGAGAAAAGGCTAGATTGGTTTTAAGTGTTCGCGGCGAACTAATGGTGTTTGGCTCGGATACGTCCAAAACCTACTCCAATGTCGGCGGGGCGGATTTCCCATTCCAAGAGATTCCCGGAGCCACAATTCAAAAGGGACTAGAGGATCAAGTAAATGCGGTTGAGTTTGACAATTCATACTTCTTCATTGGCAGCGGACTCAACGAGCGCTTGGCGATCTGGAGAGGAATCGGTGGTGGTGGCGTCTCTAAAATAAGCACAGATTACATAGATCGCCAAATCATACAGTCGGGATTCACTGCTGACCTACAGCCATTCATGATTGATGGCAGGCCGTTTATCGTTTATTCTGGCGCTGAGTCTTTTGCTTATGATGTGCTTTCGTCCTCAATCAAGGGAGTTCCTGTTTGGATCGAGCTAACCGAAGGACAAGACGATGACAGTTGGGCCAATCTTAGGACCGTAGAGGTTTATAACAAAATCATAGTTGATAGGACTGATGAGGTTTTGTACTTAGACACATCTGTTTCTGGCGTCTACGGAACAGGCGATAGGGAATTTACCTTTAGCGGATCTTACCTCCAAAACCAATCAGAGGCCCTAATTGTCAACCGCCTAGAGCTAGTCATGGAAACTGGCATTGGCACAGACATTGAGGTTGATCCGACACAAGTCAATCCAGTTGTCCTAATGGAGTACAGCGACGATGGGGCCAATACGTGGAAAAGCGCCGGAACGCGAGAGATTGGGCGACAGGCTGTCTACGAAAAGCGCCTAGTTTGGACACGCCTTGGCAGAGCACCCACATCTCGCATCTTTAGATTTACTTGCAACACATCGCTTCCGGTCAATTTTAACCGAGTGGACATCAGTGTGGAGGCTGGGTATAGGAATGCCTAACGTAATAGCAACCCGCAGAGGTGAGGAGTTTGCCGACAAGAATGGCATCCCCAACCATAGATCAATGGTGTGGATTGAGGAAGTCACACGCAGGGTTAATGATGCGAACTCTGCTAGTGGAAACTCTTACGTAGAAGCCACTAGTTCGTACACATCAATTTCCACGGATGACATCATTAACTGCCTAAGTGGAACATTTACAGTGACACTTCTTCCTGCGGCATCGGCAATAACCGGTAGAAAGCTCTACATTAAGAACTCAGGCGAAGGAATAATCACTGTGGATGGAAGCGACTCCGAGAATATTGATGGATCTTTGACTTTAACCCTCACTCCAGACGATTCCTTTACCATTGTTTCAACTGGTTCTAACTGGATTATCTTATGACATACATTCCAGAGGCCAATAACACAATATCCACTGTCAACAGCAGGGATGCGTCTACTTTTGAACCATTTGAAGTGTTTCAAGGGACCGTTGAGGATGTGTCTGCTTATGCACGAGTGGGAATATCCGTTCGTTCTGACAACAAAAGTGACGGAATACTCACCATTGAGGTTAGTCACGATGGAGTACTTTGGGGTGGTCCCGAGAGGAATTGGGAAGACACGCGGTTTGCGGAGCCCCATATGTGGAACATTGTTGAGCAGTACTTTAGGATTAAGTACACCAATGGCACCACGTTGGCGAACAACCTTTCCATACAAGTACAGTATAGCACCAATTCAGACATCTTATTGGGTCATCAGCTAAATAAGGATTTAGTGGATGAAACAGAGGGAATTGTTACCAAATCTGTAATTGTTGGCCAAGATGAGCGAGGTATTTACCAAAACGTACCAGTTGACAACAGGGGCAACCTCAAGGTTAAGCAAGAAAGCTCAGAGGTCACAAACCTCCTTGAAGAGATACTGAACGAACTAAGGGTATCAAATGCCTACAATTCAATTTTACACGAAATAACAATTAATCAAAAAGACATTTAACCAAAAAGAATATGGCTATAGAAATACAATATGAAGATGATGTACTGGGATTTCTGTCCACAGTAAAGGGCAGCAACGGCAGAATGAACTCTTCTTCTCGGTCGGATTCGAGAGGATACTATAATTCACGGGATGTTAAGCAAACATACTCATTTTCCTATGACCACACCGCCTCGGCTGCTGGCCAGTATTCCTTTTACTTTAAGAACACTTCTAGCACGAAGGAGTTTGTCCTTTCTCACATTGGTATCAATAGTGATTTGGGTGGCAAAATTAAGTTGTGGCGCGTAAGCGGAACAGCGGGTGATGGAGTAACAATAACACCCCCAAATTCTAACCTCTCTCAGTCGCAAACCGCAGACGCCACAGTATTGCATGATGGTGGTGGAACTGCTATCAGTGGGCTTACTCAGGTTTCTTGCTTGGACTATTTGCTAGTTGGCATTGATGGACACGAAGAGTTCAGAACCGATGACAGAGTTCGCCTTTCACAGAATGAAGCAATTGCCCTAGAGGTTGATGCGGTTACTAGCGGTACTCCTCATGTATTTGGCGCTGTATTTGGTTATTTTGAATAATGTTAAACGTCGAGCTACAGGGACCAAATGACGGAACGGGGGAAACCCTCCGTCAGAGTTTGCTTACTCGTGATAAGCATCCGGGCGCTGTTGTGTACACAAAGCCAGTCTTTGAGTACGAACCCGCATTCATCCCCTTTGTCAATCCGACCTTGGGGATAGCCATGAATCAAAATGTCACCTTTGGCGGAACACCGGAGTTAATCTTCGATGGTGGCAGTGGTGGAATAGAGTGGACTGGTTCAGGTGCGACTACATTCAACTTTGCCAGTGTCGGTAAGGTTGTTC